GTTTATCCGCTCTACAGGTTCAGTCCGCTTTCAGAGCCGGCCGGTATGGTTATCGGGATGAGAGACTCGATGCATGAAAAAGATGCGTCTCCGTTCGTTAATGCCATGTACCAGGCAGTCATGAGCAAGCACTTCATGGCGAAGGTCGCTGACCTCTACGACGGGATGCAGGAAGTCGCGCGGGCAGAAGGCAGCGACAAGTCTGACGTGGCGGAGAAAGTTGCGCGCAGGCAGTTGTCAGGGATCGTAAGCGGGACGCTGATACCGAACGCGCTATCGCAGGTCGGGGATATGTCCGACAAGAGTAAGCGCGAGTCGAAGACATTCCTGCAGGACTTGCAGAAGAAGGTTCCGAGTCTGCGCGAAACGCTGCCCGAGAAGCTGCGCATCCAGGGCGATGTCATGGAAGAGCCGCGCTATATGTCGCCGTTCCCGATCCAGCCGCGCCAGGTCAAGAAGGACGAGATAACGCGCTGGCTGCTGGGCATGAATAGAGGGCTCGACCCGAACCCGAAGTCTATCCGTGACATGCCGCAGGACGAACGCCAGAAGATGCTCAAACAGAGGTGGGTTGTGCTTGGCTACGCCTACGATGCCACGAAGAGTCTGGACAAGGAGATGCAGGCAGATGCGGCGACGAAGGTTCTTTCGCAGTGGGGAGAGAACGCAAGCCGGTGGAACAAGTATCAGCAGTTCAAGGCGGAGCAGGAGAAACAGTAACGTGATGCCAAACGGCTAGGGCGGCCCAGGCGTGAGACTTCACGCCATAAGTGCCCCCTTTTGCCTTGGCAGTGCCAGGCGCGCCGTAGATATCCATCAGCGCCTGCCGGATGTTCGAGTCCTTTGCGCGCGGATTCCCGCATAGAGTCATCTTCACATCCTTCCGGTACACCAAGCGGCAAGAGGCGTTCCATGCCTGCATAAACCGCCCAATCCAGACGCACGTTTCAAACACCTCCCTGCCTACAGGCATGCCATAACTGGCGACCATTTCAATGGCGATGCAGTCCACTCCGTACTCATTGCACTCCAGGATGCGCAGTAGTTCCTTGTTCGGAAGAACGCCATGCAGGCCGGGCCCGGCGTAAACGCCAGACATATCTGTGCCGGGATCAATCGCCAAGACCGTCATTTCAGACTCTCCACATACTCCTCCAGCCGGTCGATAAACCGCTTCTCAGACACCGGCCAGGGCTCTTTCCACATTTCAAGGATGTGCTGGGCCGCTTCCAACTGTCCGAACTCCCACGCCGCCTGATCCGGTTCAGGCTTCGCCAGTTCGGCTTTCAATGCTGCGATGTTATCGTTCACCGCAATCAGGTCTAATCCGCTGCGCTTGAGTGATTCAAAAGTCTCAAGCGCCAGTTGCATCGCTTCACGTTTGCTCATTTCATCAACTCCTTTTCTGCGTCTGCAACGCCCCATACTGCCTGTTGAAGTGCGTGGTGCGCCAGCATCAAGTACGCCACATCTGCCGGTTTGCACCCAGCCTCCAGCAGTTCTTTCTCCAGACAATCTTTGCACACTCGACTGCCGCGTGATGAATTGCCACAACCTGTGGCGCATGGCCCCATCGTGGTGACTCCAGTTGGGTGCTGATACCAGAGGTCAGAGAGGATGCCTCGTATTTTGTCGGTCATTGATCCCATCTCCTTGAATTAGTGCCGGTAACGATAATCCGGCGAGAGTGCCGCCCTTTACGGGCCTTCGGTCGCTTGCGCTACCGCTCTCCGATCAAGCTGCAAAACATTGGAAGTACGTGGTTACACGTCAAAAGTGACGTGTCTCATGCGTTCGACACCACTTCCCAGTCGGTGCAGTCGTCAATGTCAATCCGCATGTCGTAGCCGTTCTCACGCTCAAAGTTCGCCGTCAGCCACACGTCGCCCATGCGCGAGCAGCCAATGCAGCGGTAGCGCTTGCCGTCCTTGTAGGTGCAAAACAGTTTCCGAGCGCACAGCCAAGCGTGGTCTTTTTCAATCTCCGGGCGGCGGAAATGCTCAAGCCATTCCTTTACGTCGGCCGGGCCGGTCGCTTCGTCATCAAGCCAGTCGTCAATGTGTGCCATTCTTCTTTCTCCGTTGTTGCAGTGTTGTCGAACCCGTCGCTCATGCGGGACGGCCTTCGGCCGCCCCATAGCTCAGGCGTTAGGCACCTTGTGTTCGGTCTCAATCCATTCAATCTCCACCCCTAATTCATTTGCTAGGTTTACAAGTTGGCGGCGGGTGTTTACAAGATGATCTCCGGCGCGTGATGCAGCCCAAAACTCAATCGCTTGCATCACCCTGAAATCTGGAAGTCTTACGTCAAATTTGTAGCATTGCCCATTCGGCAAGTCGTAAACGAAGTGTGCCGTGCCGCTTCTGTCGCCTGGTTCTGTGCTTCCACTCCAAGATACCGTTGTTGTCATGCCTAACTCTCCATTCAAGCGGGACTGGCGAAACTGCCCGCCAGCCCATTAACTCTGTCCGTTATGCCTCACTTCAGCTTGTCCGCAATCCAAGCATCTATTTCGGCGCGGCTCCACGCAACGGCACGCTCGCCAAGTTGCTTGGGCTTCGGGAATTCACCGTTTTTGATCATCAAATACATCATCGACTTCCCGATAGGGATCAATTCGAGAACTTGTTCCTTGCACATGAATGGGCTTTTCTCGTTTGCTATGCGAGGCTTTTTGCGCGTCCGAATTTGCCGATGATCTCCAAGTTCTTTCATCGCAATCTCTGCGTCTTTGCCCATATCTACGTTTTTCCGTTCCATAATCATCTCCAGATGTTCATCCAATCTCTGCGCTCAAGCGGGACCGGCATCTAAGCCATCCCTAAACTCGTCCAGCCTTGCTCTTGCCTCACCTAGCATGACAACCGCAGTTTCAAGCGCCTCGCCAAGCTTTTCTTGGAACACTGGGTCTTGCTCGACGGTTATCAGCAATTGGGCGCGCGGCCCAAAGTCAGGATGGTAGGACAGAAAGTCCCACGTCTCAGCGCCGGTCACAAACATCAAGCCCTGAACCTGGCAGATATAGTCTGCCGGCAGAACTCCGTCCAGAAGATACCGAACATGCACGGCCGGGCTCGGGCACTTGATTTCAAGGCCCATTGAGTCAGGAGAGCACCCTATCACCTTGCGGTCATCCATAAAGATGAAGCCTGGTCGCTCCGTCGTCCTTCCGGTTTCCATCTCGTACCAGTTCCTGGCCTCTTCCTCGTAGGCCAAACCCCACCCCATCCACGCGGTCTGTTCTCCTTCAATCGGATGCCCGAGCAATATCTCGGCGCACATCTTTGCAATGTGCCCCGGAAGCTGGGAGGACGGCTTGAGCGTCTTCGGCGTCAGAACCTTGTCGAAGCAGGATGCAGTGAATACCCCAATCCTGGTCGCAAGCCACTCTGGCGTGCCCTGCACGCAGTCAACATAGATTAGCGAGTCACGCATTTGACACCCCCTTCTTGACGCGGTCTTTAAGCTGCTTCAGCGCTTTGCCAAGAAGCGCTGCCGGGATGTCGTCAACCGACTCGACGCCAAGCCAAGCCAGGAACTTCGACCTATCGACTTTTGACTCTGCGAGCAGCCCCTCGACTTCCATAACCTGGACCCTGGTAATAACGCCGCCGCCTCCGTCGTCGTCTCTGTCTCCAGTGCTCAAACCAAGGGCCAGCAGCAGAGCGTAGCGTCTGGCATAGGACAGCGCAGAAGCCGTCTGCTGCGCACCATTGATGCCAGCCATGCCACCGAGCGGGCAAGCGAATTGCGTCTCCTCCTGATGCCCCATGCGGTGCGACACGATGCACTTCACGGTGACGGTCTTCTCGGTGACGGCAGAGTCGAACCTGTAGGACAGACCGAAATCGTGCATCAGTTCGCGGATTGCGTCGGCAATGGCATCAAGCTCAGCGTACTTGTAGGAATACTTCCCGGTATCCACAAGGCGGTTTTTCTGCACGACAGGCGCGGCGTATTGGAACTCGGCCATTGCATTGGCAAACGCCTTCTGCGCCTGTATCGCCTGGTCGCGCTCGAACAGGGCAAACAGCTTCTCCAGAGACTCGGGCGGCATGCCTTGCTCAACCGCCGTCTGCATGAGGCCGGAAATACTCCGCTCAACCGGGCGGGCGATAACAGAAACTTCATCCATCTCATACTCCTTCACTATAATGCTGCTTATGGTAGGATTTGTTTAGCGTATTGTCAAGGAGTATAGTACAATGAAACAGTGGCAAGAAATACTGGATTATGTGGTGTCTAAAGTGCAGGACAAAAGCACCAACCTGACGGCGCTTTCAAAGACCGCAGGCGTGTCGATCTGGTGGCTCCAGCGGATGCGGTCCCGCAGGGTTGTCGATCCAGGTTTCAGTAAAGTTGGACGAGTTTTTCAGGCATTCGGCGGCCATTCGCCGAAGTTACCCAAGGAGAAGTAAATGGAAGAAGTGAAGATGTTCAAGACCAGTGACGGGAAAATGTTTGTTGATTCTGGCGAGGCAATCGCACACGAAAAAGCCAGCCAGGCAGACGCCCAGGTCAAGCGCTTTGGCGATGCACTGGCGGCGGCAGGATTCGGACCCGAGCAGCGCGCGTCTTTCCTGCGTGGTGTTCGCCTTTATCGCACCTGGCAGGAGACGGAGATCGTCGCGCCACCCAAGAAGCGCGCCGCAGCCTAAAGGATCGGAGCCCCACTCAACCCAACCGAAAGGAGGGGCTGATGCAGGTATGCGGGGGCTCCTCCAAAAATAAAGCATCGGCCTGACAATCTCGTACTAAAATGCGTAAAGCGCTGTGGAAGGCGCATAGTGTGGCGATTGAAAGTCTCCTCCGGGGGCCGTCGGTTGCCGTTTTTCAACCGCAACGGTTGGCCCACACCGGAACTCCACCTTCCGGCGGCCCACCAGAGGAGATTTAGATGGACAAGTTAGAGCAAGGTACGATCATTCATGATTTGATAATCGAAGTTCGAGCAGACTTGGAGGCCAGCACGTCTACGGATCAGTTGCTGTATATGGCTGGTGTTTTGCTTGATGGAGGAAAGTTGCCTCCAGAAATGGAGGCTGCACTTAGGGACTTGGTTGCGTATGCGCGTGTTTTGGCTGCATGACCGATGAGTTTAGATGCTACGCGCTGGGCCTGGCAGCAGGATTTAAGGCCATCCCACAAGTTGCTTTTGCTCTCGCTGGCAGATCGTGCTGGCGAAGGGCATGAGTGCTACCCATCAATCGCAAGGCTTCAATCCGACACTGGACTCTACCGTGAAACCATCATGGAGGCGATTGCGCATCTTGAGCACCTTGGTTTGCTATCAGTAAATCGTGTCAATGGGAGAGGAAATCAGTACACGCTTCTAGGAGTTGGAAACCGTCACGAAGAAGATAACCAGTCGGCAAAACCAGTCGGCAAAACCCTACCGGTAGTAAAAAGCCGACCGGTAGGGAAAACCAGACAGCACCAGTCGGGAAAAGCCGACCGCCACCAGTCGGGAAAAGCCGACACTGAATCTACCAATGAATCTACCAAGGTTGTTGAGGCAAAAATTCACGATCCTGAAGGACTGGATGTAGAGACATGGAAACGGTGGTTTGACTACCGCAAGCAAATCAAAAAACCGATTGTCCCTGCATCTGTAAACGCAGCCAAGAAAGCACTTGCTGCATTTGGAAGTTTGCAATCAGCCGTAGTTGAGCAATCCATTGCAAACACATGGCAAGGATTATTCCCGCTCAAGAAAAACACGAACGCTGAACCCGACTACTCGCATAAGAGGGACTGGATATGACCCTTGCAGAACTCCACCGCATGCGCAAGATCAGGGCAAAGCCTGCAATGGCTATCGTGATGACAGACGACGAACGCATCCACCGCTTCTGTGCCGAGAACGATCTGCCTGTGATTTGGACGCACGGGCTTGCGCCTGATGCGGACCTATCCTGTCTGCACGGTCTTCAGGTTTGGATGATCGTCCTCGGCGCTTATTCCGAACTCGCAGACAAGATCAAGGAACACAACCCAGCATGCCTGTGGATTGCAGGGTATTACGGGTTTATTCACCGAGTAGGTTCGGCTATTGGGAGACCGATATGGATATCGTAAGGGATGACATCGACTTCAGCGTCTACGAGAACCGGGACGAATGGCACAAGGTCAGACCGGCATCAAGCTGGCTTGACGAAATGCTCGAACGGATGGCTCACCCGGAAGAGCATCTAGGTGACGCATTGCCCTGGAGCAAGATCGACGGCTACCGGATGCGCAAGAGCGAAGTCACGGTATGGGCAGGGGTAAACGGGCACGGCAAGTCGATGGTGCTGTCTCACGTCATGCTGCACGCAATGTCGATTGGAAAGAAGGTTGTGATTTGCTCGATGGAGATGACGCCAGTCAAAACGATGGAACGGATGGTTCGACAAGCATCGTGCGGAGGGAACCCGTCGCCCAGGTATGTTCGAGAGTTCAACGGATGGACCGGAATCGCAATGGAAACCGGAGTCCACATTCACCTTGTTGCACACGCTCGAAAAGGCGAGAAGGAAACAGACCGGCTCGACAAGTTCGACATCAAGGGCACGAGCGAGATAACCGACCAGGTGGACAACGTGATTCTAATTCAACGCAACAAACGCAAAGAGGCTGACCGGGACGGAAAACTGGCGGACGAGCCGGATGCGTACCTCACGATTGCAAAACAAAGACACGGCGATTGGGAAGGAACGGCTGGCCTGTGGTACGACCATCCGAGTCAGTCTTACCTTCCGTTCGCAAGCGCTAGCCCGATTGGCATTGACCTTTAACCAAGGAGAGCAGAATGGATTACGACCCGACGAACACCGGCATCATCAGCAAAAACGAACGCAAGGAGAAGGAGACGCACCCAGACATCCGAGGGCAGTTAAATGTCGAGGGCGTCGAGTATTGGGTGGACGGATGGAGGAAGGAGCGGAAGGACGGAACCGGATCTTTCTATTCCTTGCGTATAAAGCCCAAGGACGCGAGCAAAACTCGTCAGGCTACCCCAGCACCAGCAGACTACCAAAAGGCGAAGGAAGGCAGCGTTTCGCGCGTCCCAGGGTCATTTGCTGACATGGACGACGAACCGCCATTCTGAGGAGACAGGAAATGACGAGAATCGGAAGTAAATTCATCTCCCTGTCCACCGAGGGCGCGTTTCTCGATGGCCCGAGCATCCAGCGCATCCAGAACATGCTGGCGAAGCCGCCAAAGAAGCCGACAAAACTCAAGCCGACACCGGAGCCAAGAGTTGAAGCGGTCCGCAAGAAGTGGGCTGCCGGCGTGGAGGAGGCAGAACGCAAGTACGTCATGCGATACAAGGACTGGAGCGAGTTCGGCAATGCAAAGCTCGTTCGGATGGCGACGAAAATGCACGGCCTTGGCCTTGTGACCGAGAGGGTGTTCATCATCATGGAACTTGGCCCAGCCACGATCTACGGCGACATCATCACCGGCACGCTCTACAGCGATACCGGGCGCTGCCTGTCCAGTGCCAGGCTG